GCAGATTGATCAGGTCAAAGTCAGGCTGGCCAACGTATCGAGGCTCATCCAGTCATATCTTGAGCAGTATGATTTCAGGGGCAAGAAAGTTATCATCAGGATGGTCTGGGCAAACCAGTTATCCGATCCGGACGCATACATAGATGATGTTTTCTATGTCGATAATTATGTGGCAGACCAGAATAATGTCGAGTTTACCTTAACCGGCAAGTTCGACGTTTTGGGAGTGGATCTTCCGTCACGAAGATATACCAGAAATTACTGCGCGTGGAAGTTTAAATCCGCGGAGTGCGGATATTCAGGAGGAGAAACGTCGTGCAACAAGACACAGCAAAGATGCAAGGAGATAGGAAATTACGCCAGGTTCGGAGCTTTCCCTTCGGTGCCGACAGGACGGATATACATCATGTAGAGAAGCTTATCATTGATAAGTATCTGGGTATTCCGTATAAGCACAGGGGTCGGGAGATGGACGGCCTGGACTGCTGGGGATTCCTGAAGCTTGTGTATGCGGACCTTGGTTTCGGGTTATTCGATATAGAAGATCTGGAATACGGGCAAGCCTGGGGCCTTCGCAACAAGGATTATTTCAAGGAAAACTATGTTAATGATTGGGACAAGGTCGAGGTTCCCGATGTATTGGACGGCGTGTTGTTTTTGAATTCCCGGGGAGTTGCAAATCATGCCGGGGTTATTTTCAGGAACAGGAAGTTTATCCATTGTTGCCGGGCAGGCGTGATCGTATCGAGGCTGGATGATGAGTCATGGAAGAAAAGAATCGAAGGTTTTTATAGGTTGAGGAATAAGGCATGGTAACTATACGCAATATCGAAAATCCTTTTAAGTTAGACCAGGCACAAATCAAAGAGTTTGATTATTCACGAAGCGAGACCGTCCGCAGTCTGCTTAATAAGTCCGGCTTCGATTATAAGGATAAGCGGGTTATCGTTACCGGCAAAAAGATTAAGGATCTCGATGCCCGGCTTGAGCAGGGAGATGAAATAACCGTTATCCCTGAAGTTAAGGCGCCGGTGATAGCTGTTGTTTCCTGGATTGTCTCAGCCGTAGCGGCGTATGCGATAGCTCATCCGTTTATATTCGCTTTCTTCGTATTGTCTTTGGGATATTCGATTTACCAATATATGAACCAGCCGAAGATGGCTGATTTCAATTTGGGATCCATTGGATTGGATGAAGGTTCGCCTACATACGGTTGGGACGGCGTCCAGACCATACAGGAAGTCGGCGTGCCGGTTGCAGTGGTTTACGGTGAGCATAAAATCGGCGGCAACATTATCAACCAGTTCATCCGGGACGACGGGGATAAGCATTATTTGAATGTTCTTCTGGCGTTATGCGAGGGCGAAATTGAGGCGATCGGTGATATTTATATCAATGATAATTCAATCGACAATTTCGACGGAGTCGACGTAGTCAAACGCTACGGTACTAATGATCAGGCGTTGATCGAAGACTTCGAGGACTTACATAATCTTCATACGGTAAACGTGAATCTCCTGAAAGACGATCCCTATGTTTACGAGACGGTCGATTCGGATGTCGAAGGGTTCGAGATTCTTTTAAGGCTGAATAACGGCCTGTATCAACAAAGTTCAAGCGGCGGGATAAGCAGCTGGAGCGTAATTTATAAAGTAGAATACAAACTGCATACCTCAGGTACCTGGATTGATTTGGGCGAGACCGGAATTTCCGATAACTCACGTTCACCCGTAAGAAGAACCTACAGAAAAACAGGGCTTACTCCCGGCAAGTACGATATCAGGGTGACGAGGACGTCCGATGACAGCTCTCTCGATCCTTTGAAGCAGGGTGATTTGACCTGGTATCAGATGGATGAACTGAAAACAGACAGCCTTAATTATCCCAACACCGCTCTGCTTGGTTTGAAACTTTTGGCGACCGAGCAGCTTTCCGGCGGCATGCCTAATATTACGACTATCGTTAAAGGCAAGAAAGTCCTCATTCCTAACATCTTGAACGGCGTAACTCCTGTCGATTGGGAAGATTATTATTGGGACGGCTCCGATTATAGGTTATTGGCAGACGATACGCTCCTTTCATGGGACGGCTCGACCTATGTCGAGAAATACTCGGCCAACCCCGTATGGTGCCTGAGGGATTTCGTTACCAATAACCGTTACGGTTTGGGAGAGTTTATATCCATCGGGAATTTGGATGCGGTTTCTCTTTTGGAGATGTCCAGGTATTGCGAGGAGAAGATTGGCGATGGGAACGGCGGGTTCGAGAAAAGATTCAGGATGGATGTGGTAATCGATTCCAACACCAAGGCGCTGGATGTCTTGATCCAGTTATGCGCCACGTTCAACGCAATGCCGGTGTATAGCGCGGGCGGGATATCATTCAAAATAGATAAGCAGGCAAATCCCACGCAGTTATTCAGCATGGGCAATATCATCAAAGATAGTTTCGTTCAGAGCTGGAAGACACTGAAAGAAATCCCCAATGTAATCGAGATCCAGTTTATGGACAAGGATAAAGGATACCGGCAGGAGACAATAGCATATATCGATGAGGATACCCTGGCGGCCGGAGACCCCATGCGTAAGAGCCAAGTGAGGTTGTTTACGACAAGGGCAAGCTATGCTATCCGCGCGGGAAGATACGCGTTGAAGGTGGCCAAGTATATCAACAGGTCAGTTTCGTTTAAAGCCGGGATTGACGCTGTCGCCTGCCAGGCAGGAGATATTATCTCAGTTTCGCATGACGTGCCGCAGTGGGGTTTCTCGGGCAGGGTTCAGGCAGGTTCGACAACGACGCTGGTAAAACTGGACCGGACGATGGAGATAGAAGACGGCAAGTCCTATAAGATTCAGGTGAGGTTTTCCGACGATACCATAGAGGAACGGTCTATCACATCTCCCGCAGGAAGTTACACGGAGGTGGAGTGTACGGCGTTTTCTTCAGCACCCCAGGGTTTCGATGTATACGCAGTCGGTGAAACGAATAAAGTCAAAAAGGATTTCCGGGTCGTGTCTATCCAGAGGGAAGGCAAGGACGAAGTCCAGATATCGGCTTTGGAATATAACGAGAATGTTTATGACGACAGCGATGTGATCATTCCGGACAATAATTATTCCTCTTTGGCTTTTACCATTCCTTATGTGTCGAACGTGGTATTGACTGAGAGAGTGGTTACCCTGGCAGACGGCACCATAGAAAACGCCATAGACGTATGCTTCGAGCTTCCCGACCTGGGCGCTTCGGAATTGATGAACAGGTTCAAGGGAGTCAATGTTTATTATTCCGATAACGACGGACTGAACTGGTATTACGTGGGATACACCGAAGGTAGCAGTATGTCGATAATCGGCAATATCGAAGTCGGTTCAACTTATAAAGTTTGCGTGACGAGCGTATCTTACGACGGCCAGGAAACCGCAAAACCCGACTCACCCTTTGCCGAGATTACCATTACTGGGAAAACCGACTTGCCCAATGACGTTTCCAATTTCGCTTATACCTTTTTGAACGAAATAGTTTTTACCTGGGATAAATGCCCGAACATAGATTTAGCGGGTTATGAGATCAGGACAGAAGACGCTAATTGGGGAGTGCAGAGCGCAAGCCTCGTTTACAGGGGATTGGCAAACACATTCACGATCGTTACGCCGTCATCGAGAAACCCGGGCACCTATTATATCAAGGCCTACAACACATCGGGCGGTTATTCCGAAACCGCGCAGTCGGTAACACCGGCGAATGCGGCTCCTTCTACGCCGACCATTGCGGCTACGCAGTGGTTCGGGTTTGCCAAGATAGAATGGTCGGATGTCAGCGACGAGGACTTAAAATATTACGAAGTCTATAAATCTCCCACCAATGTCTGGGGAGGCGAGGAGGGTTTAGAGGTAAAGGTTCCCGGTACGGCGGCCATAGTTCAGGGTAACGCCCCGGTTGACGCCAAGGCTGACGCGGCAGATGCAACAAGCATTACGGACGCCGATATAGCCGGTTACGGCACAGATTATTTTGTCGGAGATGTGATCGTCCAGACAAGCGGCACCTATAAAGGCCAGGAGGCAATAGTCACGGCCTACAATGATTCTACAGGCCAGGTTTCGGTTGCTTCCTGGCCGTCAGGCACGCCCGACATTGATGATGAGTTTGCAATAAAAGACAGGGCTTACTTTAAAGTCAGGGCGGTAGATACTTACGGGCCCGGAGGATTTTCTTCCGCAGTTACGATAAACTTTACGCCTTTGAGCGAAGCGGAAATAGGTGACGCCATAATATCGGCGAGAAAACTTATCGCCGGAGAAATTATTACTTTGTCTGCCCAGATAAAAGACCTTATCGTAACGAACGCGAAGATCCTTGATCTGGATGGGAGTAAAATCACCGCTGAATCAATAACGCTATCCAAACTGGCCGGTGACGCTATCCCGGCCAAGACATATTATCAGGATGAAGAGCCGACATCGGGCATGAATGAAGGTGATTACTGGATAGATACGGATGATAACAACAAGCTGTATATCTATCAGTCGGGTATGTGGCAGGTAGTATCCGAAAGCGGTGGAGGCGGTGGTATAACCGTGTTCCGGCAGGATGCCATTCCTACGGCTTTGGCTACGGGTGACCTCTGGATAGACACCGACGACGGAGACAAGATGTACCGCGCCACTAATCCGGGAGACGATGAAATAATAGCCGGTGAGTGGGAATTGATAGATGCCGCTACCGCAACAGGCTGGGCACACGGCTCCGATATAACCAAGATCGACGGCGGAAAGATTTATACCGATTCGATTACGGCCGACA